TTTTGTTTCTTGGGTCAAATGTGAACCCTGTTCCAACATCATCGTCAGCGTAAGCCACGGCAATGTATCGCAAATCAAATTGGAAAGTTTGCGGTGTCCATTTCACTACTAGACTTGGCGGACTATAGATTGACTTGCCCAAACTGTTGACCATGCGAGAAAAGAAATAATAATTTCCCGCAGGAACGCCTTGCAACGACACGGCAGGAATAACAGAGTTCGCAGGATACGGATTGCCGCTTGCCTGTATCTCTGTCGTGCCGCCAAAAATGCGCTGTGTGTCGTCTGGGTACTCAAATGCGCTGTACCAAATCTCTGCGTACTGAACGATGCCGTTTGGCGGTGTTGTGACGTACACAGATATATAAGGATCGGCAGCTAGATAACCGTCTGTGGTTGCATAAACAACTGGAATTGTGCCAAAGAATAACGGGTCACCAATGCCGCTGTTTGGCGCAGGCTGAAACTCTGTGATGTTTGTATCGTCATAAACGGCAGGGTTGTACTCAGTCATAATTAACTTAACAATGATTGCGCCATCGTCCGTAAATGTTTGCGTGACTTTGTTAAGTCTAAATAATTTGTTTGTCCACCCATAATTAGAGTTTGTCATCGTGACAACATCACCCGCCTCTAACTGGATACCTACAAAGTTAATATCAACCGTAATTGTTAAATCTTCCCTTGCTGCCTTTAAAACACGGGTAGCAATGTATTGAGCTTGTACGCTGTTATTAACTAGCGGCAGACTAAACGACACCTTATTAACTGGTTCGTTAGGATAAAGTAAAGCAGGCTCAACAACCGCAAGGTCAAGGTTTGACGCATTGAAAGCATCTTGATTTGATCGGTCTGGAAATTTGCACTCGACAAAGTTATAACTCGATGCAATGTCTGTCGGGCTAACTGTAATTGCCGAAATCATGTTGCTGTCGTTAATATTCATTGCAACTTCATAAATAGGCGTTTGAACAATCACGCCCCACTTTGCGTTAATTTCGTTGTATTTAATCAAGCAATCGCAACAGGTCGACATATCCTGTAGGTTTGCCATGATTGTATTGTTGGTATTTACAACGCCGTTAAACTGAAAACGTGGCTGCGTTGTTGTATCGCCTTGATAATTTACAAACGTAAAATTTTCGTTTCCGTAAACATCCAACGCTATTAAACTATCACCATCAATTTGATTTTCAGGCAACGCTGCGCCATATCGTTGATTGATTAAATAATCAGAAATACAAGACCCTGCGCCAGTTCTATTATTAAGAACTTGAAATTGTGTTCTTTCAAGACCACGAATATTGGCTGTTTGACTGTAGGTTAAAACAACAATTGCAAAAACGCAGTTTGTCATTAAGTCTGTGTTTGACCATTGATAAGTCAACCCTGCGCTATTCATTAAACTGATTGCAGATTGACTTGAATTTGCAGGGCTGTTTGAACCGTTGCTATAAAGATAAATGTTAATTTTTCCCGCAACGCTTGTATCAACAGTCCCGTTAGAATCATCAATTAAAGCAGCCACTTTATATGGTTCGTAATAATCAAAAGTAACTCGTTTGCCGCCGTAATAAATATCACCAAAACTAAACGTGTCAGGAGTTTGACCCTCATTTGTGTTTGTCACTTCACACAATGACAAGACGTAAAACAATTTTTGGTTATCGTCTGTAATGCTTAAATCCGTAATAATGCCGCCAACAAAAGCAGAGCCGTAAATAACAGGCAATTTATTATCTGTTTGTGGCGGAATTTGCTGACGATTGCCCGGATTCGGTGATGCGCCTGCTGCGCCTGATGATGCACCACTTTCTGCTGTGCCGCCTGAATAGCCTATAGACGGGGCGTTTGGAGCCATGACTTTTGAAATAATCACAGACACAGCAAGGTTAATCGTAAATGCAATAGCTGCCGCACCAAACGTACCAAGCACCGCTGCGCCGCCTAATGCTGCCGCAATAGTCATCCCAATCGCTGACGCATCGACTGCGTAAGTTAAACCGCACAACAAAACAAATAATTTAAGCATTATTGAATCCAGTTCTCGTCTAGCTTGCTAAAGCCGAATTTATCGTATTTCACATTCGGGCTTGTAACCATTTTGGCTATGGAAAATATCTTAATTCTGCCCTGCTCTTTAAGTTGCTTTCCATAATCAACATAGGTCTTTAATAACCTGTACCCAACCGTGCCACCTCTAAACTCTGGCTTAACGTACCAAGCTAGTTCGTACATTTGAAACGTCTTGTCGCACCATGCCGTATGCGAAATTAACGCCATAATTAAACCCTTACCCTCTTCAATAAAAATAATCCCCATGCCTGCAAGAATATTGTCTAACAACCTATTCCAATACGGCTCGTTGTCTAGGTTTTGAAATTGCTCTATCTTGCTTTCTGCTCTAAACAATTTCATCATTTCAATGATTTGAACTTTGTCGTATTTTGTCGCTTGTCTTATCACGAATCTGCCTTTGCACCTTTGCCAAACAGATAGTTAATCGTTGACACAAACGCCACTCGATTCATTGACGTATCGCCGCTGTTAAAGAATTGCCAAGAGTTGTCATTGGTGTATCGCCCTGCGACACGGTTCTTTAAGATCAATTGAATTGAACTGGCTGATAACGTGATGACACCAACAAAACTTCGTACTTCTTCCATCCACGTTTCGCTGATAGTGAACGAGTTGATGTACCCATTAAAAAATTGATACAGTCCGCCGTTGTCAGATTCGTTTGTCCACAAAATTGGATTGCTTGAGTTGTTTACCCACGGAATAACCGTGCCAGAATTATTAACCCAATCAGCGGTAACAGAAGTAATCAATTCGCCTGCGGTATTAAAAAATCCGTGCCAAGCCTCAATCTGCGAACCCTTAACGTTTTGACTTAGCACCCACCCAAGCATAGCGGTGTCGATGCCAACAAGCGTAAACGTGGTTTCGTTAGCGGTGCTTTTAATGTCTTGCTGTGCATCGCCTACTCGCATTAACGCACCAAGAGCATCAAACGGTTGAGAGTCAATCTCTGGAATCGTTAAGGCTGACGGTGCGGTTGAGAACCGATAGGTAGCTGTTGGCGTAGTCACCCTAACAAAATCCGCATATCGAATATTGTTTGTGTTTTGAACTGGCGTAATTAAATTAGACACGCTAATAACCTTTCATCTGTTCGTCAATACCCGCACAAAGCCAGAAAAAGAATCCGACTATTGTGGCAAGTATTGCAAAGCTGAGCCAAATCATTCTGCGGCTACATCGACTGGTGCGGGTTCTTCGGCAACAACCCACGGCAATGGGGCAGGCTGTGGTGTAGGAATCTTTTGTGCGTCAATTTGTGCTTGCACTTCGGCTTCCATTGCTGCCACACGTTCTTCGCCCAATGCGTCTTGAGTCCATTGGATCGCTTCGGTTTGGGTGATGTCTGTGTAAGGGATAAAGTTTTTACCGTCTGATGGTAATAGGTTGACTGCGTAAGTGACCGACCCAGTAAGCTCATCTTGCGTGTCGCTGATTGTAAAGTTACTCATAACAACGGTTTCGGGTTCGGGCTGATTAACAACCGACAGCGAGTTAATAATCCAGTTCATAATTCCACCTGTGGGATTGGTTGGTTAGATTTCATTTGCTCATCAGCTTGTTTTTTAATTTCAATCATTAGCGGGTACGCCCCGCTAGATGTTGGCAATTGCCCAAGCGTTTGTAAAATTGCGTTAATACTTTCAACTGATAAAGTTAAATTGATTGTTTTCATTTAATGCCCCTGTATTTAAGCAATGACTGCTAGTTTACGAACTGTTCCTGCCGAGTCTTTAATAGTGATATAACCCGTTATCGGTGCGTCAGCATTGGCTGTAAGTGTACCAAAGCGAACGTTACCTGTGCCTTTTGGATTGATAGCTAAATCAATATTTGTATCTGTACCTACGGCTGAAACTATTGGAAAACCTGTCGTTACAATTCCACCAGTTATTTGTAAATAATTTACTGCTGATGCTGTGTGAGCAATATTAAGTTGAATGTTACCAAAAGCATTTGTATAAAAAGTTAATCCAGAAGTGCCTTTAGACGATAATCCTAAAGGTATATTGGTATCGCTACCTTGTGCGCTAATTGTTGGGGTCTGTCCAGTAACTGAACCAAATGCGCTTAAATAATTCACCGCAGACGCAACAGGCGTAACACGTAGGGATTCTGAGCCTGCGCTTGAGCCAAGTGACAGAACTTGGTTAGATGCAATCTGAATTGCAGTTGCGCTGTTTGTACCAATTTTTAATATGTTTGCGCCGTTTGTAAAAATTGCTGCATTAGTCCCGTTTACAAAATTTAGTGCGCCCAATCCCGCATTACTTAATCCTAAAGATGTACCTGTAGCTGATGCGTTGTATTGGACTAATTGCGTTGTTCGATAACTTGGTGCGCTAAAATAATCAGACGCTGCGGCAAGTACATAAGATGCTTGTGTTGCGGAAGTTGCCCTCACTGCCATAGACGCAGACGTACCTGAAATCTCTAACGGTGCGTTAGGTGTTGTTGTACCAATGCCCACGTTGCCCAAAAAGTAATTAGGCGCAGTTCCCGCTGAGTAGATATTAAAACGACCAATAACAACAGTTGAGCCTGTGTCCGCAACTAATACAATGTCTGCGGCAGTCTGGGCGTAAGTAAATGTAGTTGTTGTCGGAACGCTTGCAATGACAAACGTACCATTTAAACTTGTGTTTGTTGTTGCTGCTACCGTTACTGATTGCCCTGCCGTGTAGCCGTGCGCTACTGATGTGGTAATCGTCACCACGTTAGTAGTGCGCTGAACAAAAGTTATTGTTCGACTTGTGCCTAGAGGTAGGTTGCTGAAAACGCCGTAATTATTTGCTGCTGAAATTAACCCCGCATCAGCATAAAACCCAACTTGATTGGTTATTGTCCCGCTGATTATGCCTTGAGCAGTTCCGTAATGTCTAACGTTTGTGGTTGTTACTCCTGCAATTTGAGCAACCGAAGTTGAAAAGTATGTCGCAGTGTTTGTAACGTCTGTTTGAATTTGGCTTGAAACAAAAAGTCCTGATGCGCTTACTGCGCCTGTAATACTTTTGCCAAGAGTTAAACTGAAATTTAAATTTGCGGTATTGCCGCCAAAGAAAATATTTCCTGCGCTGTTAATCCGCATCCGCTCAGTCGAGCTAGACGCACCATCCGCCGTGGTGCTGAACATCAACCTGCCGGGCATATCGTTTGTGCCGGGTGTTCCGTCTATGGATGAAGAAATAGATGCTGCCGCAATTGGGTTTGCGCCATCGGAAGCCGCAAAATAAATAGTGCCAATGCTATCCCCGCTAGATACAATCCCTTGCGCCCCAATTGCTCCTCTGCTTTTGTTAATTAACACAGAACAACCAAACGCATCAGCAGAGTAACGCATAAGTGCTGTTGAGGAACTTTTATTATCCGTACCAAGCACTTGAAAATTTGGGGCAATACCGGATATGTAAGCAGTTGGCGAAGTATGACCAACAGTTACCTCACCATTGCCGTTTACCACAAACGGCGTAGCGTCAGGATTAGCACTATCTTCGACCAGTAAAGCGTTGCCTGTGCCGACTTGCGTGATGCGTAAAGCATTGGTTGCAGAGTTAGCATTAACAACGGCTGCGGCTGTTGTGGTCGTTCCTGCTACCGTTACGGCTGTGCCGGATACAGAAATTGCTGTAGTGAAATAAGTAAAGTTTGCATCAAGATTTGCTAACGGGATCGGCAGCGTTGACAGTTGAAAACTATATGGAACGGGCATAATAAATATCCTTTATAAGACTGACTCAAAAGCCAAGAATTGACCCGACCATTGAATAAACGAATCGTTTGTCATCGGCACTAATGTGTAGGTTGGAAAATCTCGCAAGATTACTGGAAACGTTACGCCTGTGTAGCTTGTGCCGCCCATTGATATTGTTGCCCCATACTGACCAATCACGCCTTGCACTGGTGATGTAAGCGTTTGAATTAGGTTTCTATGTACGGGGATTGATACGGTTGAGGCAACACCTCGCAGAACGTCTGCGGTTGCAATATAAGCGTATCGCCCGACTTGGCAGAAATCTCCTGCTCGTACAACATAAGCAGAGGCTGAAATTGCAGGCAGCGAACCAAGAACTAAAACTTTATTGGCAGATGATGTTTGCCAAAACGTTGAGGCAATTTGACCTGTAGTCATATCACCTTGATACTTTATATAGTTCAACCATCCTGTGCTGCCAAAGTTTAAGTATTGCTCAATGGCTTTATCAGGTATCCGCAAATTATTAAGCAGCACTCGATTTTGCGAATACAGCAAATAATTCATTGGTTTCATTTCAAAGGCAAACGGCACTACGGTCATAATCTCGCTAGTTGAGATACGCTGATTGCGGCTCAAAACTTGACCGACAAAACGATGATCGTTGATGCCGACAGACTCGCTAATGGATAAAATTGTATTAAGGCTCATAATTATCGACTCGTTGGCATTGAACGGCTTGCGGATTGATTGAGAGCGTAAATGTTCATTTTATTCTTTGCGAGAAACTGTAGACCAGACTGCGTGTCGATTGCTGTCATATTTTGAATGACAGTACCGTTGTAAACAACGCCACCACCGCCCATCATATCGCCAATATTATTATTTGGGATTATTGTTCCTGATCGACTAGGCATAAAGATTTCCGGACCCCGTTCACCCACTAATGTCGGGCTGTTAATTACGCCACCGTTGGCTGCAACGGGATAAGAAAATGCGCCTGCGCCGCCTTCTAAACTTCCTGACCCAATTACTGACGCAGTAACCCCTGAGCTTTGCATACCGCTAATGATTGCGTTCGCATCACTTACCACGCCTGCCCCGCCAATTGCCCCACCAACTGCCCCCGCAACCGCTTTAAATCCCATTTCAAACAATTTCATTGCTGCCATTTTTAATTGAATTTTGATTAAATCTTTAATGACGCTTGCAGCAAAGTCAGAAAATGAAAACTTGCCGTTGTCAACAAACTGGTCAATCGCTTTGCCCATTGCGCCAGTCATTGCCTCAAACATATCTTTGCCAACAGTTGCATAGTTTTGTGCATCTTCTGCGTACTGTCGAAATGCTTTATTCCAACCGTACTCAAAAGTTTGCTGTGCCGCAATTGTTGACTCTTGCTGTTGTCGTGCAAGTTCTTCGTACTCTTTACCAAGTCGGTTAACGGCTTCGGCTTGTCTATCGTATTCTTCTAATACTTCTGCGTTTGCGCCACGCCCTGCTGCCGCTTCACGTTTATCGCTAATCTCTTGTAACTTTTTGCTTGTTGAATTTAATACTTCGTTAACTGCCTCTTGAATTTTTCGTTCGTTGTTAGTCATGCCTGCAAGTTGCTCTCTTATTTTGAGCATTTCAATGGCATGATCTCGTTCACGTTCGTACTCGCCAGATAGCAGGCTTGCCGCCTTTAGCATATTGGCTTGTTTTTCTGCTTCCTTTTCTGCTGCTTTTGCCGCCGCTGTATCTGTAGTTATCATATCTGGGGCTTTAGGTTTCCCCATTTTGTCCCAGTTGTCAGAGTCATCTATCTTGCCAAGTTGCCTTAAAATTCTTGCATCTTTGACTGCTTGTTGAACCGTTTTAGTAAAATACGTTGCATTTTTATCATTGATTCTTAAAAAAGAATCTGTAAATGTTTCTGCCAACTTTTGACGTTCTGCTAGTTGATCTTTCCACGCCTTAAACATACTTTCATTGGGTGTAAATAATTTGTCCATATTGCTAGGGCGAAAAATATTTACCGTTTCGTACAATAAACCAATGTCTGCCGAAATTGCTCTAATGCTGTTTGCTAATGCAATAACAGTACGAACCGCTGCAACCGCAACATCGGCAACGTGCGCCAAACCAATAGCAAAGTTTTCTGCCCACTCAACCATATCAAGACCCGCAAGCTGCGTCATCTCATCACGCAGTTTGTCTGATTGAACGTATGAATTAAATAAGGCTTTTGTGATGTTGTTTAAAGTTGGCAATAACCCTTCTGTAAATTTATTGATTAGCCCTTGAGTAATTCCGTTGAGTCTAGTTAGACTGTCGTTAAATTCTTCTGCGGCTTTTGCTGTTTGTGTTGAAACAACTAAATGAAGTTTTTTAGCTTCATCCGCCATTTGTTTTAAACCTTCCGCCCCTGAATTAAGCAGAGGGATCATTTGTGCGCCTGCTTTGCCAAACAGGGCAACGGCTAACGCTGTCTTATTTGCGCCATCTTCAAATTTTTCAAACTGTTCTGCAATTAAAGGCATTGCATCGTCAGCGTTGGCAAGTTCTTTAACGTTAATGCCTAACGCTTCAAACGCTTTTAAAGCATCGCCTGTTCCTTGCTTGGCATCGCTCATGCCCTTGCTTAACTTGACCATACTGGCGGTCAAATCCTCTTGGCTAACGCCTGCTAGGTTTGCGGCATAACTTAAAGCAGACAAACTCTCAACGGTCACGCCTGCCATCTGCGACTGCTTGGCTAACGCATCCATATTATCGATGGATTGCTTTGTTAAATAAGCTAGTCCTGCCCCCGCAGCTAATGCGGCTGTGCCAACCGCAAGAATCGCAGGCTTGAGCTTGTCGAGGCTTTTCATTGCACCCGCAAGCCCAGATTGAAACTCTGCGGTATTTAATCCAAGAACTACGCCTAACCGTGCAATGTTCGCCATGCTATGTACCTTTAAACAGACTCTGCGGTGCGTTTGGACTCATCATTGCAAACGCTAATAAATTTTGACTTGCTTGGTCTTTTTTTTCTTGTTCTGTCTGTGGCGGGTACAAATAATCGTAGGCGTGCGGAATAATATCTTTAAGTGTAAAGCCTGCCTTGCCTCTTGGCAAAACTTTATTAAATTGTCCTGCGGTTAACGTGCCTAAAACTTCAAGTATTCCAAGGTTGCCAATTAAGCCTGCATGAAACATTACCGCTATATCAGAAAAGGTTTCCTCGTCTACTGTTGCAGGGTCAGTCCCGTGGGCGGTCAGGTACGCTTTGACTTGCCTACGGACTGACCGGATTACTTTCCCTTAGTTGTTGCGTAATTTGGGCTAACGGTTTCGCCAATCAATTCCATCATCTGCAACTGGATAGCAAACGGGAATAATTCGTCTACCATTTCATAAGTGACTGTAGACATATCAAAACCAATTTCTTCAGGCACTAAAAGCCGCATCATTTCAACCACTCTGGACTGAATCAATACTTTGCTTTTTGCTGCCTCACGAATTGACTTGCCTTCAATCAGAACATCGTTCTCAGTAATCTGAACCGTGTCGCTAGGCTCTGTAAAACTTTTGGACATCTCTTTATAGTATTGCTCGATTAACGCCTCATCGGGCGTTTTGAGCCGTTCAAACATAGCGTCTGATTCTGCGGTCAGCGGGACTTTAACTTTAAATGTATGCCCGTTAAATTCAAACGAACGTATGCGTAATAAATCTTTGTTTAATGAGATGCCAAACGCTTTAGAAAACTTGCTCATGTCTTGACCTTTTTAAGTTGTCTTGCTTTGTATTTTTCTAAACTGAATTTTAATGATTCGCCTATGCTATCAGGCACAACCGTAGAACTCATTTCTAATGCAGGAATTAAAAACGGTTTTTTGTCTATCTTGGATGTTCCAAACTCCATAGCGGCAACTCTTTGGTCGGTGCTGAACACTTCTTTGCCATTAACTTGTTTTGTGATGACGTTAAAAGATTCTTTTTTATTGGTTTTAATATTTGTAAATTTGCGTTTAGCTAATTTTTTTCCTGATGCAGTTGTTAGTAAACCAATAACTGCATCACCTCTTTCAACATATCTAGAGCGCAAATCTTTTTTGCTTGGAATTCTGGTTTCAACTTGTAGACTTGCAGCTAACGCACCTGTGTCTTTTGGGGCTAGATACTTGGCTGCGCCTAAAACTGGTTTCATTGATTTACGCACAGCATTACGCAAAATATTTGATGCGTCTTTTGCGCCGAAGTCATTTGAGATTTGTCGGAACAATTCTTCGGTTTCTTTGAAACCTTCAAACTCGACTTTAAAGACCGTTGCCATGCAAATCGCCTTTAATAATTTTTTGATAAATTAAATTATTAAGTTTGATGACGTAATCGGTGACTTGTTCAGGAGTCATCTTGTCAGCGTGTCTTGCGGCAATTTCATGCACGAGATTTACGCCTGTAATTTTTTGCTGCACAAATCCGAACCATCGTTTGGTTTCCACGGATTGTGCAAGCAAATATTTAATTAGTTCTTTGTTAGTCTGTTTGGTTTCTACAGATTGAACTAATAAATAATCGAGTAATTCTTGGCTGTTTTGTATTGTGGTCATTTTATTTTTTTGGTGTTGGCGGGGGTGTGTAAGGATTGTATTTTGCAAGACTTCGCAAGCAAACCGCTTCTACGCTATCTGGGTCAGCAAGTTGTAACGCAGCGTCTACCTCTGCGGCATCTACAGGGCATCCTTGCGCCACAATATCAAGCGATTGGTGTGTAGATGCCAAAAGTTTAATTGCAGCGATTAGGGTCATGTGTTGTTACTCCAGCCGTATTGGTTGCCACGGGGATGGATCGTAAACACACACTTAGCTTCAGCACCGACTTGAGCGTCAATCTGAAACTGGCTTACTCGACCGTTAAAAGCGTAAGCAATCGTGTTCGTGCCATCAACCGCCGCAATGACAAAAGTACGATCAATCACGCCTGAGTAAGCATCGCCACGAATCAACAACAGACCCGCATCAGATGGATTCCACGCTGATGTAATCGTCAAAGAAGTCGGGGCTGATTGCGTTGGGATTTTGTCTGATTGCCGACTGCCTGCAATACCAAACGATGCAACAGCGTCATCCTGCCCAAATGCAGGGACTGCCTCAACAGTCAAAGGCAAACCAGATGCGCCTGTGCCGTTTGCAATTGTGCCGACAAGCGTAGCAACTTGCGCTGTCCAAACAGACAGGTTTGCAGTTGAAAATGCTGTCGGTGTTGCGCCAGATTGCATCCACATTGACGCAGAAAAGCCGGGCAGTATTTTATTTGGAATAGCCATAATAGACCTCGTTAAGCGTTGTTAGACCAACCGTACTGGTTGCCCCTTGGGTGAACTGTAAACACGGCTTTTGCCTCTGCGCCGACCTGTGCATCAATTTGAAACTGCGACACTCGCCCGTTAAAAGCGTAATAAACAATGTTTGCGCCATCAACGGCAGAGATAACAAAGGTGCGATCAACGACACCAGAATAAGCGTCACCACGCATCAAGAGCAATGCGGCATCCGATGGATTCCACGGTGCGGTGATTGTTAAAGACGTTGGTGCAGACTGTGTAGGAATCTTGTCCGATTGCCGTGAACCTGCTACGCCAAAAGACGCTACTGCATCGTCTTGACCAAATGCAGGAACAGCCTCAACGTTGATTAGATTGCCGATTACAGCGATTGGTGCAACGCTTGCAACTAATGACAATTGCGTTGTCGTTAATGGTGTTGGCGTAGCTGTTGGTTGACAGTAAAGTGCGGCTGTAAATCCGGCTAGTATTTTATTTGGGAGTGCCATTTTAAATTCCTTTTAAACAAATTAAGTTTCTGTCTTATGTTGGAACGTCAATTACGCAATCCAAAATAACTTGCTGCAATCCAACTTCGTTATCGTAGGTGTTGTATAGCCAGTCAACGTCTGCTTTAGCAATGTAAAAACCTGACGCACCACCAAATTGACCGCTGTAGCCATGTAGAGATTGTAGTATCGAATTGCTAATTGACAAAGCATCTTGAAATGCTTGGGTAAAGATAGATATTTGGAAAACTGGTCTATCAATACCTTTGTTGTTTTGATTCTGCCCCGTGTAAACAGGCTGATGAATGTTTCGCATATTCCAAGTTAAAAACTTTGGTTCTATTGCCCAGTTTCTGTTGAAGTTTGCATAGACAGGCACAGGCGTAACAATAGCCGCCAGTTGATACTGAATGGCTGCGGCATAAACGGATGGGTTCTGTTGGCTCATACTGGTGCGCTTGGGTCGTTGCGGTAACAAACAAAACTAATACTCATTCTGTCATCGCTCTCGTATACGTCAGTGATGCGCCAATCTAAATTGCGCCAATTAAACGAATGAAGATTCTGATTATCAACAATGCTCTTTATGTTTGGCGTGTAGTTAAAAGTGAAGTCTGCTAAATCAGAATAAACTCTATACCGTTCAGAAATTCGCAGGCTGTTGTGAACATCTTTAACTTTTGCTCTAGATGTAAACCACGGTGTAATAGTTGTGGTTTGCTCACCGTACTGGCTAGTGCCGTTCGTGACGTTGTTAATGATTACGTTCTCGTAACGGGCAATTGCCATCTACATCACCAGATTGCATGAGTTAACCCAAGCATACTTGCCTTGCTTTGGTTTAGATTTAAGAATGTAATCAATACTACCCATTGGGATTTGCAACTTATTGCTTGCATCTAACCAACTATCGTAAATAATGTTGTTAATTTCAATTTTTTGTTTATGTGCTTTAGCATTTTTTTGCTTATGTTCTTTTGTTTTTGCAACCCCACGAACAAACTTCATTGTTTTTTCTATGGATTCTTTTGGCATTTTTTTGCCTTTCATGCCAGATACTCGACCAATTAACGCTTTTGTCCTGTTTGCAATATGCTGTAAAGATTGCGGTTTGCCTTTTAAATGTGCGCCGGAAATTTCTCCGCCACCAATAGCAATATTCCATCCAATGCGTTCTTTTGATCTTAATTTTTTTTCTATTTGCAAACAATAATTTTCATCTGCAATTAAAATTATTTCTTTAATTAAATTTTCCCACCCGTATTTACGAATTGCTTTATATAAAGTTTGTTCTTTACCTGTTTTAGCACAAGATTTGTGAGAAAACATTCTTTGTTTAAAATCATGTGCAATACCAACATAACCATCAATGGTTACGTCAGTTTGTTCAGGTAAGTGAATCCAATATATATACATAATCAAAAAACAAGAGGTTTGTAAGGTCTAAGCAATTGATCCACGCCAAAAGGAATGTCACGCAATGCTGCCGCCGTGGTGTTGCTGCGATTGTTGTAAATATGAGTTAACAACAAAAGCCCTGCTTGTTTAATAACAGGATACTGACCAATTGGGTTTCCGTTGCAGGTGTACGTCACCATAATTGGATTGGTGTTGTAATTATTGATCGACTCAGGCAAGCCAGTCACGATGACTTTGTTGCCCGTTGGATCGTACCAATAAGTCGAACTTGCCATTGCAACTACTACGGGCGGTGTTGCTCCGTTGTAGTATTCAACGGCGTTAATTGTTACGCCTGCTTGCCCTTGAAAAGATTGCGAAACCGCAGGCAAATCCAAGCTAATTTCTGTCCCACCCATGCCATTGAACGTGCCATAGTAGACCTTATAGGTTGTTGAGCAAATTGACATACCAAGGTAATCCTCAATAGCCATGCGGGTAGCCAGTTCAATACTGGTTAGGTATACGTCTTGGCTCTCATCTTCAAACAAATTAAGTTGCTGCGTGATTTCTTCAAGCGTAAGCCATTGGGTAGAAATGTCACGGCTAATCTGTTCAACTTTTTCATAGTTAAACGGGTTGCGGCTAGTGCCTAGATACGGATTGCCTGCAAGGGTGTCAGACATTTTTAAATACCAATCAAACGAACGCCTGCGAAAACATCACGGATAGTGCAACAAACTCGTTTTTCAGCAAACAGATAAATAAATCCTGCTTGTGTTTGGTCAAACCGCTTAATACTCATTAGTTCGTTGTCTGCAATCGTAAAGAATTGCGACCATTCTGCAAGGTAGACTGGATAATTGCCAACGCCTGAAACATCCATGTACGGGTTTGGAATAACTGGATGACCAAAGATGTACAAAACTGCGCCGCCATCTTCGCTGCCCAATTCAATAAAATTGTTTTTGGTTGATGATGTTTTTAATAATCGAAATGCTGCAATTGTAGTTGGGTGCATCATCCAAGCAGTTGTATCTTTGTAAAGATATTGGCTAGGCAATGCGGCTTGCAGATTAACTAAATCATCGTAGCCAAGACCACCGCTGTGCGTGTGGTTAACCTCTAGCATCGTGTGCAAGCCGTTTGTCATGGCAGACCCACTAGTTCCAAAGGCTGCTGCGGTTGTTGAGCCTGCGTAGCTGTTTAAGCCTCGCACGCCACTCGTTGCACCGTAGTTAACTGTAGTGCTTCCTGCTTGGTCATTATTGAACATCATCGCAAGTGACTCTTGCTGTGCGAATTCAAGCATTAAATCTGAAACGATAGATTCTTCAAGATTGTTAATGTCTGATAGCACGGCGGTGCGAACTGGCACGCCTGCGTTAAGCGAGCGTACAGGCAATTGCCAAAATGCTGTTGCAATATTTGGCGAACCTGTGTTGTTGTTTACAGGGTATCCCCAAGGGTTGTTAGTGCTGTTTTCAATCAACGTGGCGTTACCAGTTTTCACTACAAATGCTTCATCTGAACCAATTGTTTGAATAATGCGTGAACCGTCACGCAAAGGATTATGTTCTCGTTTTGATGCAAACGCATCATCATAAATAACTCGACCGCCGACCCCTGAGCCTGACCCAGTTAGCACAGAGGCTTCTTTCAAGTTGACCGTGGCTTCGCCGTCTAGCAGGGCTTTTTTTACTGACTCAAGAATGAGGCTCATTGTGTGATTTCCAAATAAGTTAAACAGTTCGGGAGAGGTGTTTTAAGCCTCCCCCGAATTTACTTAGTTTGCAGTGCCAGTAGAGCGATAACGAATGATTGCGAATGGGTCAACAACAGAAGTTGCCAAGCGTTTTTCACCGTAGAAAGTGATAAATCCGGGCAATGTCTGATCGTATCTACGCAGAACCATGTTCAGGCGGTCAACGATGGTATGACCTTTCTGCCAATCACCAAAGTACATTGGATAGTAGCTAGTTGTGCTTGCTGCGCCAGTTGTTGGCTGTGATGGGTTGTCAGCGTACTTGTTAACAACAACATCAAAGCCAAGCAATTGACCAACGATGCCATCGGCACGGGCAAGACCGTCAACGTAGATTGGTCGACCTTGTGAGTCAACTAGACCACGAATGGCTTGCAGCAAAATTGGATTTACAACAAACTTTGCCGAATCAGTCCAGTATTGCTGTGGCAAGCTATATACAAAGTTAATAACGTCTTTGTAAACAATAGCGTTTGCGCCTACAGTGTTAACGTTCGAGGTTAACTGGTCGTAAGTTGCAAGGCTATGTAAACCTGACGATGAACCTGTGCCGCTTGTACCAAATGCTGCGGTGCTAATTGTGCCGCCTGCGTAGGTAGCGTTTGCGCCTGCGTACTGGTCAAGACCACGCAGACCGTTTGTGCCGCCGTAAGGATTTCCGGCTGATTGAGCAGCTTGGTCATTATTCTGCATAAGCGATTGTGCCTCGCTCTGACTGAATTCTGCCATCATGTCTGAAACAACGTTTGACTCAAGACCATCAATATCGTCAAGGGCTGCCGTGCGGATCGGGAACTGAACGTTCAAATCTTGCAAGGTCAATTGCCAGATGTTTGTATCTTCAGTTGTGGTTGCGCCGTTGTTTTGGATTGTGTATCCCCATGCAGCCCCGCTGTTGCCAATTTTGGATCTAAATTGATAGGTTGAACCATCTGTTGCAACAGAACGTGACACGCCACGCATAGGGTTCATTAAACGCAGAGGTGCAAATACTGGATCGTAAGCTGTACGACCACCAACGCCTGCACCGCTGCCTGTAAGGGCTGATGCTTCTTTCATGTATGCAGCATATTGTGACTCGTCTGCAAACATTGTCAGTTCTTTTTGAACCTTAGCACCGGACTTGTAGAAGTCACGGATTTGCTCTTTTACAGAACGGTTAATTTCCTGCGAAATACTTTTGTAAGTCTTAATGACAGGCACGGCTGAAACAGAAGATACTTTCGCTTCTAGTGCTGCGACTTTTTCCTCGAACGATGCTTTCGCTTCTTCGATTGCGGCTACTGCTTGTGCTTTAACTTCGTCAATCTTAGCTGCATTTGATGCTTCGATTGCGTCAAGTTTTTCAATGATTTTTTCTGACATGATAATTCCTCAAATACGTTTGGAAAGTACCGCTAACAATTCTCGTTCCTCAAGGGCTTTTAGAATGTTATCGGCTTCATTGACCACCGTATCAGGATCACCCTGACTTGGGGCAGATTCAAGGGCTTTGACAGCATCACGCTGCTCAAGAGCTTTCTTGAGTACGCAAGATACGGCGGTCGCATCTTTTCGTGAAACCCCTGCATCACGCAGGACTTTTTCGATTGTTCGTGGGTTCATATTTCCTTTGGCATCAAAATATTCAAGTTGTTGAATATTGGCTTCAGGATTGTTTGGGTACATCACTACGCTAATTTCACGTAGTCCACCCTTAGTGATTTGAAAATATCCATCTTCGTATGGGTCATCAGAGCCAACAGTCATTGGCGTACCATCTTCTTTAACCCATTGAAATTCATCAGCGTATGCGCCAACAGAAACACCGCCAAACATTTTGGGTGATTCTTTAAGAACTGAATATAGGTCAGAACCCGCTACGGTATTTAGATAAAGTTTGCCAGATGCAGACATACCGTTTTCATCAAACGTTACATCATTCCATTCACCGACAGGCATCCCCATGTCGTTATGATTTAGGAACATCGGCATTGGTTTGTCAGACTTGGCAAATTCATCTGCCCATTGTGCAAAGCCTTCGGGCTGATAGTTAAACTTGCGCCCATCTGCGCCTTTTCTTGCACCCCAACTGGTGATACGGGCTTCGATTTTGCCTGTTGGGTTAGCTGCTTCGTCTGCTGATTTGCCCAAGGTAACTTGCGCTTCGCAAACTAACGTGATTTGTTTCATTGATAGCCCCAAGACTAATTGATTGATTATTATCTTGTATTGTGGGCTGCTGCACTACTTTTTTCGGTAGTTTAACACTAGGTTTTTTAATTTGTAAATTTAATAATGCACAAATCTTGTTAACCGTGTCCATCAGGTAGCCCCAATATTGTTTTTCCGCTTCTGATTGCCGCCGCCACCGCCTGTAGTTATTTCCCAAATTTTAAACCTACTTTGCGGTTTTTTTGACCCATCTAACCAACTTCTTATAGTGCATCTGTTTAATCCCAGACTTTGTGCAGCCAAGGTGATGCAATCAAAGTTAATGCCATTTATTCGTAATTTTTTTGAACTTGGATTGGTTGTGCCATAATTTTTTAAGGTATCGCTGCCTCGCAATTTAATCATTGCATCTTTGTGCTTACTTTTTATTTCTGGTCTGCTCATGGCATTGTTGTTGCCGCTTTTGCCTTTCTTTTTGTTGACTTCATCAGAAAATTTACGATTTAAATTTGGCTTGCAAATTAAAGCATTTGTTTTGTGATTCGCTTGCCTTAAAAGTCTATTGTATGCCCACGCATCAGCATCTTTTTTGTGCAATTTATACAAAACATAATGAGCAATAGCATGATCTATTGGCGAAAGTAAAATTAAATTATTAGGCGTGTTGTCACCACCTGCATGGATTGGCACTATATGATGCCAATGAAACCCTGCAAGTAGTTTTGGTTTTTTTGTGTGTATTTTTTTTCGTGGCACTAGGTTGTCCCTATGTTTGCCCTACGTTTTTGATTGCCACCACCTCCACCAGTCGATTGTGGACTAGTTCCGGCTATAGGTTCTTGCTTTTTGCCGCTAATTAACTCATCGTGACCGTCAACTTTAGGCATATTCAAATATTCTCTTGCCTCGTTCGCTGACATAATACCCGCATTTACGCCTTGCACCGCAAAATTGATCTGGTCGAGTGCTGCGCCTTTTAGGAAGTCTTTAGTGTCAAAGCGAACGCACAAATTAGGATACCCTTTAAACAAATGGTAGTTTAATTTCTGCTCAATGTTAATAATCATTGGGTACATAGTGGCTTTGTAGAACTCATCCAGCATCGTTTGCGTGTTGTTGTATTTCTGATCGGCAATACCAATCATCGCAGGCGGCACACCAAACAAACCACAAATCCGCTTCATTGTTTGCGTCTTTAATTCTGATGTTTGCGTGTCCTGTAGGGTCAACATATCAAGCGGTTGATACTTCATACCTTGATCTAAAAGCATCCCTTGTCCGGGCTTGCTCTGGTCTGTGGCACGACTTCCAGTCATGCTAGACCATGCCTCTTTTAATCTAGCGGCAATCTCTTTATATTTGGCATCGGGAATAACTTGTTCAGTAACAAACATCCCGCTAGGCTTTGCCCCGTTCTGCATTACAAAGTTGGCATAAAGATCAATATCTTGGTCAAGTGCTACTAATTCCGTAGCCAAAATGCCCTTGTTAAATCCCGCCGAACCTTGCCATGCAGCTTCTTTAACGTGCATGACTTGATGTGCAGATAGCGGCTCATCTTTGTTAAATCCATACGATGGGGTCGAGAGTGTATATGCAGGGTAGCGGGTATCGGTCAATCGACTAGTGATTAGCGTAGCGTCAAGGTTATACATCTCGATTGGCGTTTGCATTGAGTCTTGCTGATCTTTGCGCCACCAGAGCGTAAAAGTTTCGCCTGCCAAGTCTTGCCACATTGACCACTGATACCAGAATTCATATTGACTTTCAAAATGGTTTGGGTTGCGCAATAAGTTAAGGACTTGTTTGGCTTTAGCTTTGTCCCGTGCGCCAATCTTAGGTGACTGCAAAGCGTCAACAAACGTACCGTCATCAGCTTTCGACATAATGCTAATTGGCAATTGTGCCAATGCTCGTGCCTTTACGCCAACCGCTGCCATAACTGTAGAGTTACGGGTAAGCATAGACATATCAACGACACGACCTGCCGTAGTTGTACTGCTAGTCGTTACATATAACAGTTGTTGGCTTACAGTTTGCCTGCCGCCTGCGCCTTGATAAATTACGTTATTGCCTAATTGCGTTTGAGCGAACAACGTGTTGCTTTCACTTATTTGAGATGGCTTATCTCTTTTAAAAAAATTAAATATACCCATCTCAATCCTTTAGCGTTAAAAACCACCCGACTTTAGGCGGATAGCTATACAACTTTCCTTTTACAACGCAATTATTGCCGTACAAATTCATTCTTACTTTTTTTTCTGTGCAATTATTTCCAACCGCACAGTCAGCGATTGATGCAAAAATACCGTTAGGCGTGGTGTAAAAACCTTTAAATTTTATGTTTTTTTCACCTTTATTCTTACCTTTACTAGGCGTATACCCTATTTTTTTTATTGTTTCTTTTCTTTTTTCAATTGTTTTGATAGATTGTTTTTTGCCTAAATTAACTTTCCGCAAGTGTTCTTTTTGCGCTTGTGTTCTTTTAATCCCAAGATTTGTATGTGTTCCTAATTGCCCTTCACCGCCGTCTGTGCGGTTTACCAATTTATATTTGTAAAACTTAAATTTTTGTATTGCTTCCATTTCAACAAGATATGCAAGTTCTTCATCAATGTTTTCAACTAACTTGTAACTGTTAAATCCACCGTCTTTATTGACAATGTTATGCCAATGCTTGTTTCTTTTATTTTTCCCGTCAATACGTTTCTTTGTCCCTTTGCCAACATAGAAAGGAACGCCTGTGCCAATTCGTGTGTGAACGTAGACATATGCAGTATTCATGTATCAATTTTAAGCTAAAAACTCCTAAAACCAAAACTATTTGATATATACGGGTTATCAAGTGAACAATGCGCCGCAATGATTAAAGCGATAACGCCATCAACCTTTGCGGATTTGTCAGCCTCGTTTTTACGGACTTTGATATTGCCGTTTACATCTTCGTATACTTCGCAGTTGCCTAGTTGCCAACCAACAAACGGGTTTCCATCGTGTTTAATCTGATTGTTTAGTATTAACTTTTCTATATACTTTGACGGGTTCGAGAGCGTAGCCATGCCTTGACCAACCTTCTTAACTGGTATTCCGTCATCGTGCAATCGGGCAACAAGTGAGGCGGCATTATAAGCATCGTATCCAACTTCTTTAATGTCGTACTGGCTGCATTGCTGTTTAATGTACTCGCTAATTTCACGGTCATCCATGACGTTGCCTTCAGTTAGTTTTAATATTCCTGAACTAATTGCAACCCTGAAAATGTCAGAATAGTGTTTAGGTATAAGATCAAACCCTGCCTCTGGCAAAAAGAATTGCCAGTGCGCCTCATAGTCCAGTTCGCCGTATCTCTTGAGCGTACAGACTGCGTTTAAGTCACGAGTAGCTGCTAGGTCAAAGCCAATAAACACGGCTTCGGGCTGTCGTTCCTGCGGGACAATTAACGACTTTTCATCATCCCAATACGCACGGTCTAGCCATGCAGTATTAGCAGAAACATAAATATTAAGGGTTTTGCAAAGAAACTCATTTAATGCCGCAGGCTTATGTTTTGCTTCTTCGGCTCGCTGTGCAATGGCTTCTTCAAAGACAGAAATACCGTGCATCGGGTTGGCTTTTTGCCAGTTAATAGGGTCACGCCAATCGTCTTGTGGGTCTAATCCGTACAGTAAACCAAACCACTTTGGGTTATCAGTTGCCTCACCATTTAGCATGGATTGGAACATTGACATATCTTCGTAGAACTTGGTTTCTTTAGTAAATGATGCCGTAGTGATGTAAATACGCAACGGATTTTGACGGGCAACCATGCCTGAATGAAGAACCTCTATTGAATTTCGGTCAACAATCTGGGCGGCTTCGTCAATAATTACGCATGATGGGTTTTTGCCGTCACCCGTTTTTTTGGTATCACGGCTCAATGCTTTAAACATAGATTGAGCGTCACCAACTTTTTTAATCTCGTATTTACTTTGATTAAATACTTTGGCAAAACTAGGCGGCATATTGTCTATAAAGCCTTTGGCGGCATCGAAAACGATAGTGGCTTGTTCTCTATTGGTTGCTAGAGTAAAGACCTCTGCGCCTGCCTCACCGCAAGCCAGTTCATATAAAGCAATAACGGCTGTAAGTGTAGACTTGCCTGCTTTGCGTGGAATGTACAAAATAACATCCGACACCATCCGCTTGTTGCGGTCTTTCTTATTTCTAAACCCGTAAACAGCGCAAATCAGGAATATTTGAAATGGCTCAAGTACGATTGGTTGCCCTGCAAGTACGCCTTTTGTGTGGCGTAACTGGTCTGCAAACTCTAGAACGTGCTGCGGGAAATCCTCATCAAATACCCATTGCCAGTCATTATTTTCGTATTGGTTGAGAAATCGTTGGCAAGCTAAACGCACGTTTCGGCATACGTTTATATTTCCCTTGGCGGCTTCTTTTGCATATACAACACCATCCTGCCAATTCACCCTTTGGCGCCTCGTAAAAATTTGCTAATGCTTGAAGATTCGTCAGGCTTGTTAATGCTCAAGCGCCCCCGAGGTGTCAATCCGAGTTCGTTCATGAGTTGAATAATTAACGTTGCGGCTTTATTTTTAATGCCAACATAAGGCGATGCGCCTGTTGTTTTTCCGTCGTTAAATTCAATGACCAATCCAGTTTCTTTGATTCCTGCTATGCAATTAACATAATTTTCTATTTGGTCAGCGAGCATAGACAAAGAGTGTTTGTCTTGTTCGCTACCAATTCCGTAAACTTCAAATAAATAATTAGACGTTTCGTCAATAAAAGTTTTTCTATCCCACGCACTAGGGTCATTCAACCATTCTGCTGCTGGGATTCTTTTTTTAATTGAGTCAGGAACAGACGCAGTATTTTTTGTGGACTTTCCACGTGGGGTCGTTCCGTCGATTAAATGTAGCTCGGGAGGTTTTTTGTTCATGATTTGATATTACTTAATAAACCCCCTCCCCGTCAATTTGCTTTGCAGCTAATTGTG